CCGTGACTTGACCATCGTGGGCAACTATTTCGGCGAGGCGCTCGTGGCGAGCGGAGCGACCGAGGCATGGGCGAAATTTCGGGGCAACTTTATACGCACGACCTCGACGACAGACGGCTCCTTCGTGACTCCATCGAGCACCGCCGACGGGTATTTTTTTCTGGACATGCAGCACGGCAACCCGCGCGGTTTCTATATGGGCACCGACCGCACCTACGCACATAGCGGCTGGGTAATCGGCCATGCGGGGGATACGTTGGACTTCCCGGACTCCGGCGAGTTCATGGCACTGGGTGGCAGCACAGGCGGTGGGACATGGACGATGACCAACACCATCTGGTTGCCCAACATGCGGGGGTACTCCTCCTGGGAAGCCATGGGCATCGTGGGTACCCTGCTCAACCTCTACCCGGACCTTCGACACAACACATGGTTCGGCGGCTTCCAGGGCGCGGGCGCCGTGTCCAACATGTTGCAGTTTAGCGAAGGCGGGAACAATGCCGCTAACCAGATAACGGCGTTCAAAAGCAACATTGTCTGGAACCCGTTGCTTGCCGGGTACACACCGACCGGTGGGGTGTACAAACTCTACGACCAGAACGGTTCTACGCCGGTGACCGACGTATGCGCCCCTGTCGCGTGCGATTACAACGGCGGCTGGAACGTGACGAACTCATCCGGCCGTGGGGCGATGACCAATGAGGGGAAGGGGTACTCGGGCAAGTACAGCGTAACCCCGGGTGCACATGATGTAAACGCCAACCCGAACTTCGTGGACTACCAGCGCAATGTGGAACTCTTCGATAGCAAGTACCTGGGGAACAACCCGGCCAACTGGTCGAGCGGTGCGACGTACAGCGTGGGCAACTTCGTCAAGCATGCCCGTTCGGATGTCTACTGGGGCCTTCCGGTTAATTACCGGTACACCAATGGCACGGGCTGCTCCTCATCGAACCCAGAGCCGGGCAACGGCGAATCGTGGCGGACGTGCTGGGAGTGGGCGAGCCTATACCGCATCCGAGCATCGCTGGCGGCTGTCGAACGGATCGATAACCAGCTGATCGGCGTGCACGGCGAGGACATGATCTCGACCGTCATCAAGTGGGTGAGGGCCGGGTACGCGCCCACCAATCCCGCGTACATGGGAGCCGCTCACGACGGCGACGACATCGGCGCGGTGCCTGTCGTCTTCGCCCCATACACGAGGCCCTAATGCGAATTCTCATTCTCCTTGCGGTCTCTGTGTCGGCTTACGCACAGTGCGGCCTTTCGTCCGCCCCGACCGGATTCTCGCTCACGTCGGGCGGCTCTCTCGGTGGATTCACCTTCTTTGCTGGGGCCAGCGGCTGGAATCAGGACGTGCTCGCCAAGAGCGTCAACGCCTCGTCGAGCACCTGGATTACGACGCTTCGTGGCGGAGGATCGCCGCCGCTCAACGCCCAATACTCGCCCGCGACCTGGAACGGCTGGGGCGAGCCGTGGTACGGGCTCGTCTATCACGTGGTCGATGGAACCACGCAACCTCGCGTGCAGATCAAGTACACCGCGCCCGAAGCGTACCCGGATTCCTCCGACCCTGGCCCTTGGCCCGTTCCTCTCGACGCCCGCGTGCAAGCTACCTTCAGCGGAGCTCCCGGTACCGCGAGCGAGACGATAACGAACAATGTCGACGGCGACAAACACATCATCGTGCTCGACAAGCGCGATTGCGTTCTGTACGAATTGTGGAACACGTACTACTACAACGGCAAGATTCACGCCGGGACTGGGGCCGTGTTCGACCTGCTCGCGGGGGACCATCAGCGCCCGTGGGGGATGACGAGTTCATCGGTATCCGGCCTGCCGCTGCTCGCCGGCACGATTCGCTATGACGAGATTCAGTCGGGCGAAATCAAGCATCCGATCGCGATCACATATTTCGGCGCGTACGGCCGCGCGGCCTTTGTCGACCTCGCGTCGCATCATCAGTACAACAACACGAACCTCTCGACTCTCCCACCGATCGGCACCATCGCCCGGCTGAAGTCGAGCTTCAACATCTCCGGGTATTCGACAGCGGCGCAAGTCATCCTCGCCGCGATGAAGAAGTACGGCGTAATCTACGTCGATGGCGGCCGAACCGGGGACATGTTTTACGCGACCGACCACCGGTGGAACACGACCGACATGTTCCCGCTCAGCCAGATTCTTTTTACCGAGGACGACTTCGAATTCTTGGAGACTGGGACCATCTACAGCGATACCGTGGGCGGCACGTGGCCGACGCTGGGCGCTACCCCGACGATCTCCGCGGCGAGCGGCAGCACGGCGGATGGAATCACCACGCTCACCTTCCACGTGGACGACAACGGCTCGCGCATCGCCTATGTGACGCCGCACGTAGGGCCTGTCGTGGCTGGCCTGACGGTCGACGCAGGCGGCAGCTACACCTACTCAGTGAGCTTCCCCGCGCAGCCTGCCACTACCGAATACGAAGTAATGGTCCAGAACGCCAACGGCCGGAGCACTGAGATGATCGCGCTCGGCGACCCTCCGCCTCCGCCTGTTGACCTACACCAGTTCTCCGGCGCCTTGTCGCTGACTGGCGGCCGGAAGACGCAGTAACCGAGTTCGATCCGCGCACAGGAGTCCCAAACACAATGCGAACCTTTCTCACTGGCGATCAATTCGCGCAGAGGGCGAAGTCTGGCACGCTGCCGGATGACGTCGCGATCCGCGGCGGCTTCATTGCCGAAGTGAAGGCCGAGTCGGACTCTCGAGTCCTGACGTTTACGATCTCGACCTCGTCCGTTGACCGGCAGGGCGACGTCGTCTCGATCGACGGATGGGACTTGGAGAACTATCTCAAGAATCCTGTGGTTCTCTGGGCTCACGATTATTCGATGCCGCCGATCGGGCGCTCGCTGAAGGTCTGGAAGCACAGCGGAAAACTCAAGTCCTCGGTCGAATTCGCGCCCGCCGACAACCCGGCGATCGGCCCCTTCGCTGAGGGCGTGTACCAACTCTACAAAGGTGGCTTCCTCAATGCGACGTCGGTCGGATTCTTGCCCCGCAAATGGAACTGGGCTGAAGACGAGGGTCGAAAGTTTGGCATCGACTTCACCGAACAGGAATTGCTCGAGTATTCGGGCGTGCCCGTGCCCGCGAATCCCGAAGCGCTGATCGGCGCAAAGTCGGAAGGCATCGACACCGCGTTCCTGCGGTCATGGGCCGAATCCATCTTGAAGGACTCCGGCGAATATGCCGAGGTCAAGACACGCCTTGCGCAAGTCGAAACCGAGCTTGCTGCGGAGCGCGAGATTTCCGCGCGGAAGTCAGCAATTCTGACTCTGCGCAAACGGATGCAGTAAGTAGACCCCGCAACGCGGGATAGATCAACAAAGAGGAGAACCATTATGAATCCGATTGCTACCCTGCGACAGAAGCGGGGCGCTACGCAGGACCAGAAGGATCTGGCCCTTGCGAAGATGACGGACAACGTCGAGTGTAAGACGGCAGAGCAAAAGGCCGCATACGACGCGGCTGAAGCGGATGCTGGGAACCTGGACGCTCAAATCAAGCGCATCGACGCCCAAATCGCGCGGCTAGAGGAAGCCGAAGCGGCCAAGGCAGCATCCGCTCAACCGATCGGTCACGTGGACGTGAGCGCGGCGGGGTCAGACGACCCGAAGCGCGAAAAGGGCGACCGCTTCGCGCGTTTCGTCCGTGCGGTGGCCGTGGGCCGCGGCGACAATGTGAAGGCTGCTCAGTTCGCCGAGCAGGTGCTTCATGACGGGGAGGTCGCGAAAGCTCTCGGGACGAGCGATTTCGCGAGCGGCGCGGCGCTCGTGCCGACTAGCTTCAGTTCGGAATTCATCGAACTGTTGCGGCCCGCTTCGGTCGTGCGGCGCATGGGCGCCCGAACCCAGCCGATCCCGAACGGGAACGACACAATCCCGAAGATGACGGGTGGCGCGTCCGCCTACTACCTCGGCGACAATCAGCCGATCGCGAAAACCGAGCAGACTGTCGGGCAGATCACGATGTCCGAAAAGCATCTCGCCTGCCTCGTGCCGGTATCGAACAATCTGATCCGGGTCGCGAATGCTTCGGTAGATACGATGATCCGTCAGGATCTCGTGGCCGCCGTCGCTCAGAAAGAGGACGAAACCTTCCTCCGTTCTGACGGTACCGGCAGCCGTCCCCGCGGCCTGAAGTATTGGGTCGATCCGGCGAATATCCTTTCCGTCAATACGACGGTCAACCTTGCGAACGTCGGAAAAGACCTCGGCCGCCTCTGGCTGGCACTGCAAGAGGGCTACTGCCGGATGATCAACCCTGGCTGGCTGATGGCGCCGCGGACCTACAACTACCTGATGGAACTTCGCGACGGCAACGGCAACAAGGCGTATCCGGAAATGGACCGCGGCGTCCTGAAGGGCTACCCGATCGCGTTCACGACCCAGATCCCGACGAACCTCGCAGTTACCGATACCGCGGAGAGCGAGATCTACTTCCTCGACTTCGCCGACGTCGTGATCGGCGACAACGGCATCGAGGTGACCGCGCAAGACGGCGCCGTATACGAGGACGGCGGCACTGTCTATTCGGGCTTCTCGCGCAACCAGACGGTGATTCGCATCATCGCGCATCACGATATGGTCGTGCGGCACGCGAAGTCGCTGGCCATGTTCAAGGACGTGGACTGGCAATAAGCCCCTCGGCAAAGAGGAAAGGAGAACATACCGATGGACCTGAACAGCCTCATCAAAGTGCGGCGCGCTGCCGCAAATACCCCCGCTACGGCGGGCGGTACCGGAGACGCAACCGAAGTCGTCGGCGTCGCAATCCAGCGCTCCACGATCGGAATGCCGATGGGCGCCACCTTCGCGGTGCCGTTTACGGCCACCCTCGCGCAAACGAAGACGCTCTCGTTTGCGTACACCGTCGAGCATTCGACTGCCTCGGGCAGCGGATACGCAACGCTCGCGTCCAGCACGGGCGTAGTTGTGGCCACCGGCGCGACCGGCGGCTCGACGGAGACCGGGTGCTTGGAGATCGGCGTGGATCTGACGGGCGCGAACGACTTTGTTCGCATCCGGATCACGCCCGACCTGTCGGCGACGGGCACCGATACCGCGGCCTTCAACGCGGTCGCCGTGTTCGGCGGCTTCCAGGAGTTGCCGCAGTAGTAAACGACGGGCGGCGGGCCCAGTGGTTCGCCGCCCTTCCTCAACAGGAGATCCAAATGATCGTAAAACTCTTGCGAGCCCGCCCGCCGCTCAATCCCGGCGAGCGTGCCAATTTCGAAGACCACATCGCCAATGGCATGATTACGCGCGGTGATGCTGTGTGTGCCGAACCACAGGCCGAGCTCGAGCCCGAGACACCCGCTCCCGTTCAGCCCAAGCGCAAATGAGAACCGCCCTCATTACCCCGCCAGCCGAGGAGCCGGTCGCGCTGCAGGAATTCGCCGACCATGCGCGCATTGATATCGACCCCGAGCGGATCGACGATATGCGCGAAAAGCTCCTCGCTGGCCGGACGCACATCGAGAGCGAGGCGAAGCGCGTCCTCATCACCTCGACCTGGCGGGCGTACCTGGAGTGCTGGCCGCGGTGCCGATGCCTACCCCGCTGCCGCCTATGGCCGCACTGCTCGTACCTCGAACTCGACTGGGGCAACCTGCAATCCGTCGCCTCGGTCAAGTACCGGATCTCGACAGGCGAAGAGAAAGTCTGGTCGCCGTCGAAGTATCGGCTCTCGCGCGTATATGATCCGGCGACTGGCCCCAGCGACGCCGGCATTGGGAGGATCTATCCCGCCTATGGGGAGACTTGGCCCTCGGAAGCGCTGGATGTTGGCGAGCCAATCAGCATCGATTATGTTTGCGGCTGGAAGGATGCGGCCTCGGTGCCCGCGATGCTCAAAGCGGGCGTCGAACTGGCGGCGGCGCACTTCTGGCTACACCGGGAGGCCGTAACGTTGGGAAACACTGCTGTCGAATCGAAAGACCTGATTCGCGGCGTTGACTCTTGCATCGCCCGCTATGCGGATCTGAGGCATTGACGTGGACATTCTGAAGTTGCTCGAACTGATTCTGGAAATCCTGAAGTTGCTCGCGAAGTACCTATGATCGTGACCGCCAAAGACCACAGCGGCTGCTTACGCGTGTTGCTCAACGGCGCGGACATCAGCGGCGACTGCTTCGAGGCGGATGATGTAGCGGGAACGGCGCTCTGCTACCGCCGAGATTCCAACGGCCAATATCTCGTGATCGGCGATGAGGTCGCACGCGAAACCCGCTACGGCAAAGTAGAGATCGTCCCATGCTTCCCCGCGGCGAACTGACCGAGCGGCTCATCTTCGAGTGCGACGACACCAGTTTCGTCAAGGGCGTCGCGACGAAGACCCCGCGCCAGTACGCGCGCGCGTGGGCGAAGCAGCGGCCATTGCGGGGGTACGAGCGCCTCAGCAACGAACGGGTACAGTCGCCGGCTGCAGGCGTGTTCGAGATGGACCTCCGCAGTGACGTGAAGCCGCAGCATCGGGTGCTGTGGCGAGGCCTTCGGATGGAGATAGACGACGTCCAGCACGACCGGGCGGCCTGGACTACGACCACCTATTGCACGGTGCGAAATGGTTGACGAATCCCTCTACGACCGCATCACCGGTCAGGTGTCGGACCTCGCGCTCTACGCGATCGA